AAACCGTGATCGTGCGTTACGCAGATGCTGGGTCGTCAAGCTACCCAATTGAAGAATTTGATTTACCGCATGTTTCTCATATGGGTCATGCCATCAAAGCTGCCCGTTACTTTTTAGCCATCCGTAAATACGTGACTCATACGGTTACTTTCCAGTCGCTGCCTTGGGGCATGAGCTTGGCGCCTGGTCAATACATACGAGTGGCGACCGAATCCAGCCCTTACAATCCCGTGAACAACGGAATTGTCAAGCCAGACGGCACAATTATTGCTGCCACAACCCTGAGTGATGGCGAATACAGCGTGTATTTCTGGGAACGTGATCAACAAGAAGTCGCAAGCGGGACACTTCAAGTGAGCGGTGGCCTTGCAACTAACCTGAAGAATTGCGTTTTCTCTGTGATCAATACAAACGTAGCAAATCAGGTTTATCAGGTTGAAGCGCTTGACGTTGATGAAAACGGTATTGTTACTATCAAGGCAAGCAGCTTCCCGGTCGATGCCTCTAACCGTAGTTTGATCGGCAGGGACGTTTTAGACTTGGATGGTTCGTTTGAGGCAATTGGAGCTGCCGCCTAATGGCTTATCCCACGTATGCCCCAACAGGACGCAGCTTTAGCGCTGGCGACTATCCATATAAAACGTTTCAGTCGCAAAACGGCAAAGAAGTTCGTATTTTATATGGCGATAAGCGCACTGGCATGACATTGGATCTGTCATACGACAACATCCCCGACACGCAAGCTGATGATTTTGTAGCGCATTACGACGAAACAAAGGGCGGGTTTAGTAGCTTTGCTTTGCCTTCTGCGTTTCGCACTGGCTGGAGTGGAAGTGCTGCTGCAATTGATGCTGCGACCGGCAATCAATGGCGTTATCAGGAGCCACCGACCATTAAGTCGGTGCGTCCCGGCATCAGTAGCGTTACAGTAAAACTGATAGGGGTGCTTTGATGGCTAAGGTCTATACCGGCAGAGACGGTCGCCTGTTAATTGACGGCACCGAACAGATCAAGGTCAGCAGCTGGAGCTTGACCGGAAATCTGGAAACGCTTGAGACGACAACGCTAGGCGACTCTCAGCGCACCTACACACCAGGCGTGCAGGAATTTAGCGGAAGCGCCAGCATTCTGTACTACAACGATGGAACTGGTCGAAACGATGCCGCTCTTGCGCTTAAAAAAGTCTTAAAAATTGCTGGTGTGAGTGATGGTGATACGGTAGACATGCGACTGCGGTTAGTAGAAGGCGCTATTAACCATGATGTGCGTCTTGCCGCTTACATCACTAGCGTTAGCTTTGGCGCTTCTGTTGGTGAGATCACCCGTGCAGACATTTCATTCCAAGCTACAGGGGCATTGACTGAGGTAACGATCTAATGGGCGTCTATCTTGGCAACATTGGAAACGTTGAAATAACGCGGCAATCTGTTGAAGAGCCGCTAGAGAGCATCGTCAATCCATCAGACGTAAACGCAGGGCGCAGTAGATTTTCATTTGACTTTAACGAAGGATGTTTAATTAGCGGCGACTTAATTGAAATTACATCTACCGACGGCACAACATTAGATTTTGTTGCCGCATCAGGCTGGGGCGATAACACCGTTTACGCGAGCGGCAACTGGTTTATTTTTGTTGATGAACTAGGCGGTATCAGGCTTTACGACAATTTTGATGACAGCCTAGAAGGCAGTACAGCTGGCTTAGTTGAGCTTCGAGATATAGCGCGTGACATTCCAATTCAAGTAACCATTCGTGATCGTGGCGGGCGACTATTGGCTTGCGTTACTGACTACGAACTAAATACAAATCGCGAAACGGTTGATATTACAGTTTTAAGTGATCGTTATCGTCAGCAATACAGTTCGTTGATCACTGGCAGCGGTCGAATTAGTGCCCAATGGGATTATGTCAACGAAGCCGGGTATGAACCAGTTAACTATTTAATGCAGCTTGTTTTGCGCACAGAAATAGGATCTAATTTGCATATTAAGCTGTATATTAAGAGTCCAGACACTGACGCAGCGGGCGGCAGTTTTGCCGGTACGCAGTTCAATGATGCCTTGTGGTGGGAGTTTGATGCGCTAATCACTAACAGCGCGACAAGCTTCGCGCCAGGAGACATTATTGTCTCCACAATTGATTTTGTGGCTACTGGGGCGATTAAGCTGCGCGCCAAGACAACCACATCAAGACGTTTGCTTCAGGAGGCTGGTAGCCCGATCTTGCTGGAGCAAGGCGGGAATCTACTTCTCGAAGGCGACGAGTCCGCCTAAGATGGTTGTACTGACCTAAGTAAGCACAATGGCAGACCTGCGGATCAGCGAACTACCAACGCTTGCAGGCGCCAATCTCGCCGCTGGTGATTTTGTAGCTGTAGCGGATATAAGCGCGAGTGAATCGCGCAAGATCACCGTGACCGACTTGGTGGGTAATGCCACCACGTTGATTGCTGATGCCACGATACCGGGAGCCAAAATTCTTTTTGGTAGTCAACAGATCGCTGGTGCAGCGCTAGTTAATTCGTCTATCACATCAACGCAGCTTGCTAACGATGCGGTAACTGCATCCAAGATTGGCGATGAAGCCACAGTTGATCTCGTAACAGTGCTGCCTTTGAGCGGTGCGTTTGTAGGTCAGCTTGCTCTCGACGTTGATGACAACAAGGTTTACTGCTGGAACGGATCTAGCTGGATCAGCTTTAAGGCTGCGGGTTCAATCAACAGTGTCGTCGGCGATAGCTCGGGTGTTGTTAATATCACGGTCAGTACATCTGGGGATGAAGTAACAATCAGCACCACGCTGGACAATAGTACAGCCGCTGGTCAATTTCTTGCTGGTCCCAGTGGTAGTGCTGGTACTGTCAGCTACCGCACAATCGCATCCGGTGATCTGCCAACAGCAACAACTGATGCAAAAGGCGCTGTTCAGGTCAATGGTGGTGGACTAACACTCAGCACAGACACCATTGAAATTGATAATACGGTTACTGCTAATTCAAGCGAATATCACTTAGTTCAATACACGGCAAAGGGTCTGGTCACTGGCGGACGTTTAATTCAGGCAAGTGATCTGCCTGCCGCTTCTGCTGGAATCATCGGCGCAGTATATCCCGGCACAGGTTTAGAGGTAAATCTTGATGGCAGCCTTGATCACACCAATACTGCCACTCCAGGTACTTATACCAAAATTACGATTGATGCAGAAGGTCATGTCACAGTTGGCGCCACGCTAGCCGAAGCTGACATTCCTGATTTAGATGCAGCCAAGATTGCAACCGGCGAACTGATCAGTGATCGAATCGCCAATAGCGCTATCACGGGCGCAAAACTTGCTGATTTATCTACTGTCCAATTTGGTGGTTCCGGTTCAACGGCAGGCATTGTCAGCTTCCCCTCGGCTGATTTTAAGGGCCAGTATTTCTGGGATGAGCTAAATGGCGATCTCTACATCTGGTCTGGAAGTGCATGGTTGCCTGTCACAATTACTTCAGGTGAATTGATTTTTGCTGGCACCTATGATGCCAACCTAAATGAAGTTGATTCAGTTACAGCTGCTGGCGCTGCATTAGGCTTGACAGTTGGCGGGGCGCTGCCAGCCGCTTCTACTACAAACAATCGTTACTACTTAGTTGTTAGTACGTCTGGTACAGGTACAGGCAACGCTCCAGCGGAAGCGTTGGCACCGCCAGACATGATTTTGTCTAACGGTACGACATGGGAGTTGATTGATGTTTCTAGTGCTATTGCCGGTCAAACTGCAACCAACATTAGTTTTACGCCTAGCGGCAATGTTAGCTCCACAAATGTGCAGCTAGCAATCCAAGAGTTAGACACCGAAAAGCTGAGTACGTCGCTAACTTCGGCTCAAATCTATGTTGGCAACAGCAGCAATGTTGCCACTGCTACTGCGGTAACGGGCGATGTTGCAATTAGCAACACTGGTGTTACCAGCATTGCTGCTGGAGCCATCGTTAATGCAGACATCAATGCCAGCGCTGCAATTGATTACAGCAAGCTCGCATCGCTAACGTCTGGAAATGTCATTATCGGCAGCGTGGCAAATGTGCCAACTGCGCGTGCTATTACAGGCGATATTACGATCAGTAACACTGGCGTAGTTGCAATTGCGGCTGGCGCAATTGTTGATGCTGATGTAAATGGTGCCGCTGCAATTACTGGCACCAAAATTCAACAAGGTAGCACTAGCGTTCGCGGCACGGTGCAGCTGACGGACTCTACTAGCAGCACCAGCACCACGACCGCAGCCACGCCAAACGCAGTCAAGAGCGCTTACGACCTTGCCGCTGCCGCATTACCAAAAAGCGGCGGAACAATGACCGGCGCAATCACATTTGCCGCTGGTCAAACGATTACTGGTTATGGCTTGCTCGATGGTGCGCAGACGTGGACCAAGGGCCAACGTGGTGAGATTACGGCGCTGACAAGTGCAGCAACAATTACACCTAATTTTGCAGATAGCAATAACTTCAGCGTCACACTCGACACAAATGCCACTTTGGCAAATCCGAGCAACATTGCTGCCGGTCAGTCGGGTTGCATCTGGATTACGCAGGATGGCACTGGTAGCCGAACACTGGCGTATGGAGCAGATTGGGAGTTTACTGGTGGGACAGCACCTACGCTGAGCACTGCTGCTGGTGCGGTTGACTGCTTGGTATATGCCGTGCAGTCTGCGACCAAGATCACTGCCACCCTGATCACCAACCTGAGCTGATGATTCCCGGAAGCGCCAACCCCCTGTTGCTTGCTACTGCTGCCGGAGCTGCTGGCGGCTACGCCATTGAACGGAGCCTGCGGTTCAACAGTAGTGACAGTGCCTACCTTGGGCGCACGCCAGCATCTGCTGGAAATAGGAAGACGTGGACCTGGGCGGGGTGGGTGAAAGTAAGTCAGAACACTAGGAACTGGCTATTTACTTGTGGCGAAATAATTACCAGTGCCATTGAACTTTTTACCAATGGAGACCTCTACATCTATCACGGTGATACGGGTTCCTATGTAGGCACTACAGCCATATACAGGGATCCCTCAGCCTGGTATCATTTCGTAGTTTCTTACGACACAACCCAAAC